TGTTACACACAACACATCGTGGACTGGACAGCGTGGTGCGATTTCAGCCGTCTCCTCAAACTCACATTGGAAGGCTTTGCCATCTTCATTGTATTTGCGGTGAGGACACCTAAAACCATACTTGAATTCATACTCCTGATTTTCTTGGTCGCTGGGGTTTAGAGTTTCCTTGAGCTTCCTAACTTCCTTATAGGTTACTAAATCCCCCTCTGGGGGTAAGAATTGGAATAATCCAAACCTTTCTCCGATATTAAGTTTCTTGGCTATTTTGTCCGACAAATTTATCCTCCTGTAAGAGTTTAGCGATTCACCCCGAATAAAGAATCCAGCCAACATTCATAGCAAAAGCCACAAGGCTGGCAAATACTATATTTGCCTAGTTGCTTTTGCCAGAAAGCGAGAAGTTCTTTGTTATCTGTTTGTGGAATTACTTCTATGTATATCCCAATAACAGATGTTTCACTTGATTCGCCGTTCTTGTAAGTCATTTCCTTATTGCATTTGGAGCAATAAACCATTTTATCCTCCTTATGGCATCAGAGTTTATTTTGGGGAGTGGATAAAGGCTACTCCCCAGAGCCTATTGGTTAGTCTGCTGTGTATAGTGGAAGGTAGTATTGTGTAGTTACGCCCCCACCAATGATAGCCTCTACACCAACTCTAAGAGCAGCTGCACAGGTATAGCTAGACCCAACATTGATACCCTCAACATACAACGAGGTGCTACTTTGGCATCCAGCCAGCATTAGGAATTGTTCCGCCATCTTGTTGCTTGTGCCCTCAATGTAGAACACGGTCTTTGCCGAGCCAGCACCTCCGTGAGCCTTGAGTATTATGAAGGCATCTCTCGTAGAAGCCTGAGTGGTGGTAACCCTGTCTGCCTTTATCGCCCACGCATTGGCAATAGTCCCACTTCCAATATCACTCATATAACCATAGAAAAGACCAACATTACTGAAGTTCTTTCCAGAGGTTATGTTGAAGAGTGCGTGGTAAGCGTAGACATCCGAGGCACTATCACTGGCTGTTACCCTAGCACTAAATGGGTTACATTCACCCCCAGTCTTAGCACCAGTAATGACATATTCAACATAGATGCCCAGATTGCGACCACTGGCAACAGTGCTTGAATCAGTGATTGCCAAATGGATACCATTCCTAGCCGTAGTTCCAGATATAGTAGTTGCTATATCCATCTCGGTGACGGTGTTCAAAACCTCAAATTGTGGAAAAGCCATTTTTATCCTCCTTTTTAGAGTATTTTATTTTTTGTGTGCCTTTAGATATTTCCTTGTATGCTTGTATGCCCTCTTTGAGGTAGGCACAACCTCAGAGGGTGGCTCTAGTGTGAAGCCACTGTTTAGAAATAGCTTGGTGTGGTATGGGTCGGCAGGCAAGGGAAGAGTAGGTCTCCCCGTTCCTGGTCTATAAAAGACCCGTCTCGGATTTTGTCTAGGATTATCTATCGGAGATACTGTATATCCTAGTAGTTGTAAATTGCCTGCCATACCCTATTTCTCCTTATTACACAGCCGGCGCAGCCGCCAAGTAATACATATCCACGCCATAGCCATTATCTATAGCAAATGCCTCATAATCAGAGACAATTACTAATTCGGTAGCTCTCAGTGAAGCATCTCGCTCTCGCTCAGTAGTATCTGCTAAAGATTGTAAATAACCTAAAGCAGACTTAGAGAACATTCCGCCGTGTCCTATGCCACTGACGGTGGTAATATCGATATTACCATCCTCAAAGCAAGGCACTCCAGCCCATTGTCCAGCCTTCCACTGCTTAATCATATCCACAGTGAGACCAGAATCAGGTATAGGATATACGCCCGATACAGCTACTGCAATCTTCAAAAGATGCGATTGGTAAGGATGAAGAACTGCATAGATCGGTAGTGGAACTGGAACTGCTTGTAGCAAAGTAGCCGATGCAGCATAGCGAGCTAAAGATACAGTCTCATCACCAGCCGAATCGCCTAGACTAAGACTACTCAAGAGAGCCAGTAAATCACCGTCCTTCTTACGACCCATAGCATCCCCAACCTGACGACCAATCATAGCGAAGACATCTTCGTTTAACTGGCGTGCCAATTTATCGGTGATGATTACTTTCAGACCAACCTCTTCACAGTCAATCTGAGAAGCGGTCATACCAATAGCTGCACTCGCCGTCATATCAGTGCCATCAGTAAGGTCGGCAGCAGTCATCTGCCCTACCTTTGGAATAGTGAGTTGCTTCTCACCTTTACCAAGAGTGAAATGCTCTACTAGGCTTAACATAACTGCATTATGCTCTTGAGTGAATCTGGCTCTAGCGATAATAACTCGCTGTGCCTCATCAAGTTCAGTAGTTGCCGCAGTTTGAATTGCCATTGTTTAACCTCCTTTTATATTTTCCCCTGCTCTTTCAAAGCCTTCTCATATTCTGCTGTGGAAATCTGCCCGTCAGCATAATTCTGTTCTAGCTGTTTGAAAGAACCCGAACCCGTTGCACTTGGTAAACTGGAGTCAATCTTTTCAGGGGTCTTCCTTAACTGCTCAAGCTCGGCTTTGAGTTTCTCATAGCTGAGTTTACCAGCGATTGTATCCATCTCCTCTGGACTCTGAGCTTTTAATAGCTCTTTCTCGTCAACACCATATTCAGAAGCCAGCGACTTAGCTTTCTGCCCCTTTTCAATCTCTTGAACTTTAGCAAAGTAACCTTCGTAGCTTGTCTTTTGTGCCTGAAAGTCCTGCTCCGCTTTCTTTAGCTGTCTCCTTCCTTCCTGAAATGCCTTTGTCTCATTCTCATCTAGCCCAGCCTCAGTCCATCTAGCAAGTTCCGCCTTCTCTACACCAGCGAGTTCAGCTTCGCCTTTTTGCTTCTCTAGTTCGGCAATTTTCTTATCACTTGTCGACTGAATTGACCGAGCCTTCTGCTCACCTTTAGCTACTGCGTCAGCTACTGCGTCAGCAACTGCCTGGTCTAAATTCTCCTGAGTAAAGGTAGGTGTTGGTGCCCCTGTTTCTGAAGTTGGTTTTGGCTCTGTTAGAGTCGGCTCTTTAACCTCCTGTTCTGAAGATTTAGGAACCTGCTCCTCCACGCCCTTTACCCGCTCCAAGTCTTCCATTGTTGTTCCTCCTTTTTATTTCGGGAATTAAAAAAGCCAGCTAATTTAGCTGGCTGGGTATTGACAAATTATGGGAGAGTGTTATTATTAAATTATGAAGTGGTTTCAGCGACATCTAAATTGGACTTTAGTTCTAGCGTGTGTTCCCCCAGTGATAGCTCGTGTAAATTTACTTGCTTGGGTTCCCTGTTTAGCCTTTTTAATCTTCGTATGTCTTTGGGTTTTGGGCAGAAAAAAACAAGATAGATTATGGGCATTTCTTCTCTTCGTTCCCCTCGGCATTGTTTGGCTCTTGTGCCTTCCAAACAGAAGCCAGACCCCGCTACTGGATATGGTAAATGGCAAAATCATAAAGCAGTTTAAGGATAAAGAGATATGAAGACGTGGTATTTCATAGAAACCCTTAAGGGGATTGGCTGGTATATCGTTATCCTTGCAATCCTCTGGACTACCATAGGAATAGTGGATTGGTTATGTGGTTTCCCTCCCCCAGGTTAGCTGGGAATGAGTGTTTAAGGAGCTAACAGAGTCATACCCATCTTGGTTCTTAATCTACCCATCTGTGTCTGGGTGTGGTGGGGGTAGGAGTGGGGGTAGAAGGGGTAATCCCTGGTGTTGTAGTTTTCTCTCTCATATATTCTCGCATTGCTTCTATTGTTTGTTGCCTTTCTTGTTCTTCTACTCCCACCTGCTCTCTTTCTACCGCTGCCTCTTCTCTCTCACGAAGTTTAGTTAAATTAGGCACAGCTTCGGCAGGTATATTATGTTCTGTTACAAGTTGCCTTATTAAAACTATAGTTTGTGGGTTTTCTGAAACCCATCCTGTAACCGTCAGTTTACCCCACAAAGCAAGATAGGCTCCTGACCAAACACTTTCAGGGGTTTGCTGTAAAATAAAGGCTTGCCTCTGGCTTTCGGGTATTTTATAATAACTATCTATCTTTTTCTGGGCATCCTTATACATTATCACCATTGGGTCAAATCCATTCTCTAATGTAATTTCCTCTTCGGGAATGCCCCTAATTGTAGCTCGTATATCCGCACCCAAATCCACCATCCCATAGGTGTAACCCTCAATATCGTCTTCAGCGGGGATAAATTGCCCTAACTGCTCTCTAAACTTTGGCATTTCCTTGTTAGCATCTTTTATTAGTTGCTTTGCTTCTTTAATTTCTTCTAAAAAGGGTATCCCCCAAGTTGGCATATCAGGTGGGAATTCTTCCGTATAAAAGAACACACTGCTTAAAGGTCTCTCCCCTTCCCAGAGTTCCTTCCACATAAAGTAATCAATCAACCCAGGGACAAAAGCCTGAACGGAGTAAAACATTGTCTTTTTAGCCTTTTCTCTCTCCCAATCTTCATCAGCGATAACATAACTGTATGCCCCCACAGCGAATTGACCTGCGGGTGAATACCAATGGGGTAAAACATCCCTATAAAATGACCTTTTATAACCCATAGCAGTAAGAACAGCACCGCCCAAGATTACATATTTTAGCCAATTAAGCCGTGCAGTCCACGGTAATTTCAGGTCTGGATTCCAACCTACTGACCCATTCCAAAATCTGCCTATCGCCTCTCGGTTAAACTTGGCAAAATAATTCATCCACCAGCTTTGTAGTCTGGTAAATGGGATAAGAGTTTTATGCCTAAAGATTTCAGGCATACCCATCGCAATATATTGATATTGAGTGCATCCTGCCCCAAACTCCATTTCCCTCAGAAGATTTGCCTCCTCTTCGGGATACAAAAACCCTTTAGGCTCTGTATAAGTTCGCTCAGGACTAGCCCAGCCCAAATCCTTATTTTTGGGGTCTGTAATATACTTCAAAGTTCCGTGGTAAGCAGCCCTCTCGCCACCCCTTGCATTGAAGATAGCTGACTTACCATAAGACCATAGCCAAGCCCTTTCTGCCTTTGCCATAGCACCAGTTGGTAGTTCCTCAAACTTAGCATAAGTTTTAAGGAACATACTATTATTAAGTAGCCTCGTTAGAGTTTTATCCGCTGGGAGAAAGGCTTGAAGAGTTGGTCTGATACCATACAAAGCTAAGTTCTGAATAGATTGGTGCAAGTTTCTAATTATCTGTCTCGGTTTCGTTCCGATAGTGGCTGATATAATAAGCCTACCTGCAAATTGAGCCATTTTAGTTACTGGTCTTGTCCCAATGCTTCTACCAAACTCTCCTAATAACTTATCAAAGACTCCCCCTATTCCAGTTTGAGTAACTAACCTATTAATTGAAGCATCAAACTCTGTTTGTTGCCCCTTGATAACTGTGTTCACATAATCTGTAACCCATTTATGTGTTGAGGCTGGAAGGGGTTGAATCGCTGTTGCTTTCGCCATTTCGGCAGGTGGCAATGAACTAAAGGGCATCATACCCTTGCTTAATACATTAAGTTGGGTAGTAAAGGCTTTAAGAGGTTGCGACAAGTAGATTTCCTTTAGCCCAGTCCAAAGCATTGATTTGATAACATAGCCCAAATCCTTACTGAAATATTCCAGTAAATCATCAGCTATTTCCCTTTGTATCTCCATAGGATTGAAAACCTTTTTACCCACTATCCGACTTGACCAATAAGCTAAATCTGATGGCAAAGAGTAATTGCCCCCCCAAATTTCCTTTACCGTTTCAGTAGCAATGTGCCTAAAGTAAGCCTGACGATGTGGGATAGCTGGCATATTTAGTAATTCCCTTACTTGGTTTTCAGCATTAAGTATCGTTCTTGATAGGTTTCTGAACCAAGAGAAAACTTTTACCTTCTCCTCTCCCAACTCTATCGCCACATCAACTGGTATGTCTTCATACTTATTAAGTAATTTAGCCATTTCAGTAGATGCTCTAGTAGGCTTGTTATTTCTAAAAGCAATTAACTTCTCTTCAAAGGTAACTTTGAAGACCTTATTTAGCTCACCCAATTTAATATCAACGGCTTTTGACCACGCTGGAAATACCAAATCTAGTTTTTGCTTGGCTAATTCAAGGGGTTCCGTTAAGGGACTTACCCCTAGTTTAGTGGCATAAAAATTCTGTGATGTAAGATATTTAACAGGTGTCGGCTCTCCAAATTTTAACCCGAAGTAATTTTCAGGGACAATAGCTTTCGTTATTGGTATTGACTGCGGTATCCACTTGCCTGTTTCCCTTGACCATTTCTTTTCAGGAAAGCGACTTAATGCCTCAATAAACTCATCAGCCTCATCAGCAGTCATTTGGTCTATAGTTTTTTGCCCAGTTATATTCTGGGCTAATCGCCGATACGCAGGGGTTATCTTCCCCGTTGCGGGATTTACAAGGGCTTTGTAGAGAGCAATTTCTTGAGTCTTAATCTTCTGAGCGTTAGTTGCCATCCCTGCTTCTTCTGCAACAAGAGTTGGAGGTTTAACTCCCTCAACTACTGGGGTAACAGGCATACCAACTTCGGCTTTAGGGACTGGGGCTTTAGTGCTAACTCCCAAGAGTAAGGGGGACTTTCTTATAGCTTCATTGGCTGCTTTCTCCGTAGCCCCTACCCCTGCCTCAGTTACAGTAAATCCTCCCTTCGTAGGCTTAAATAATGTCTTAACTGTTTCTTTTGCCAAGAATTTAGGAGATAGTTCCCCTAATGCACTTTTCACAAAAGCATCTTCGGTAGCTTTAGGGATTTCTCTACCAGTGCTTATAGCCCAAGAGCGTAGATTTCTTCTTAATGACGCTGACATCACTGCTCTATATGTAGCACTAATAGTTTTGCCAACAACCCATTCATATCCAGCCAAAGGTGCTAATGCTGCCCTCACTGGAATCCTAGCAGCCGTTGGTAATTTGCCTGCTTCCTTCCACCCAGCCAAAGCCGATGCGGGAACGGCACTAATAGCTGCCCAAGCAGGACTTTCATAAAGAAGCTGTTGCCAAAGGGGAAGTTCGTGGTATTCCCCATACTTTTCTCCACCAGGAGCATATTCTCCTAGCACAGCTTCCCCAATAGTCCCTGGAACTGGTTTTAACATAGGAGGAGTTGGTTCATAACCCCTTTCCTTCCATAACTCCTGTTCCTGTGCCTCTTTTACTGCTTCACGCCCACCCCAAGTTGCCATTCCCGTAGTAGTGAATGGGGTAAGGGTAGTCTCAAGCCCTTTTAGAAAAGGGTATGCTAATCGCATACCCTGGTATTTTATTTCCTCAACTGTTGGTAGTTTTACTAATTGAGATGGGGTAAATTGGTATTTTCCAGGACTGCGTTGTCTTAGTTGTGCACGCTCTGGCACCCGCTCGGCAGGAGTAACTTCTCCAGTCTCAGGATTCAAATCACCAACATATTCATTATAATGCCAAACACTATAATCTGGTTTTATAGTATAGACTTCTTCTTGAGCATAACCATAAGGGCGGGCTGAAACATTTATACCTTCAGGCGGTATCCCTAGAGTAGGTGCCGACACAGGACTTGGTGGAGTTATAACCTCTCCCTTCTCCCCTACCCACCTATGCCTAGGGTTCCAACGAGAAGCAGTATCATCTTCGTTAATCTGTTTGGCTAAATCTGTTGCCCATTTATCTGGCATTAAAACTCCTCTAGTAAGTCAGCCATTTTGTCGGAGGGGCAAAGGCAGTAGCCCGTTCTCCCCGTTGATACGGTGGAATAGCCTGATACTTTTCTAGGAATGGATATTGTTTAAGAAATGTCTCCCAACCTGTCGCCGTTGGCTCTGCGGGTAAAGCCTGAGCCCTGTATTCCTGAAACATTGGAGTGTATTGCCCTCCGTAATACTGAGTCATTGCTGGGGATGGCATCTCAGGCAAGAACTTCTTATATATCGCTCCCCAATCTGGTGTTGGTGCTTGTGGCGTTGTCAACCAGGGGTATTGGGATGTAATTGCTGGTTTATTCCCTTTCTCTATTGCCGTCTCTGCTCCTCCTGTATAGGGAGCACCCCCCATAAGTTGCCACTCACTAGGGTTATAAGGGGTTAAAACAGGAAGGGTATTGTTACCAAAAATAAGTTTCTGCGGTTGCTTAACCCCTGTTTTAACCCAAACATCTGGACGAGTTTCTACCTCTTCATATCTATAAGCATTGGTAGGCACAGTCCAGAAATACTGTCCTGTTTGCAGATTAACCTCCCTATTGATTTGGCTACTAAAGGTATTAAAATCACCTGTAAACAAACCTTCTTTAGTAGCATTCAGATAGGCTCTGTAATATGACTCGCCGTATTCACTCCATTGTTGAGGAAGGTATCCCAATTTATTAGGAGCGTTTAGATTTACAGCACCTACCTGTTTCGCAGGAGGCAAACCAGCCTCACCAGTTGCATAATATCCTACTCCCTTGAACCAGTTATCAGCCATTCTAGCCTCCCATCTGTCTCTGTTCTGGAGTTCTAGGGGTTTGACCCATTTCTTCCATTGGCAAGACATTACGAGTAATACCCTGAGCAAACTCTGGTCTTACTGCTTCACTCACTGCCTCCGACCTTCTCTTTTCTACTTCAGACATCTGTGGTTTAGTCTCCTGTGCCTTAATCTCATCAAGGAAGACTTGAGCTAAATCAGGTCTGCCTTCAAGGATAAGGGAAGATGCCATTTGCCTCAGCATAATAGCAGGCATATTCATTGCCTTCTCACGCATAACCTTCTGTGTCTCAGCATCTGTATCTTGAACTCCTAATAGTCTATCCCTAGCCGTTTCCCTAGATAATAGTTCGCTTTGGATAGCGATTTGAGCCATTGTATATCTAGCTGCCTCATCTTCAGGTAACGAAGCCTTTAATTCTACTTTAGGGAACCAATCGCCTTTAACATCTTTGGGTTGCAGTTCTACATCAAAGTCCTCATTCGTTCCTTCTCTGCCGTGCAATTTGAGTTTCCCGAATTTACCATTTGCATATTGAGTCAACAATTCCCTAGCTAACCATTCTTCCGAGCGTTCCATTGTCTTCTTCGGTGCCATAAGAATAGACTCAGAAGCGTGATGTAACAAGCTAATTCCATAACCCGAAACATCCCTTTCTAATAAACCATAAGCTAACGGGGATAAGCCGCCAATCTCCCACATTCTGTTATAAGCCGACCATAACACCTCAGCGTCTTTCGGCATAATTGGCTGGTATAAAGGAGCAATCTCCTGCCCCTTGTCTCTACTTATATTTACTACAGAACCCTCTTTATATATGCCTTCTGGGATAAATGGCTTACCATCTTTAGAAATAGCCATCGCAGGATTATGCACGCCGTGGTCTATAATTGTCTGATAATCTGAAATCATCTTGTTTAAGGAAGGAATAAGTCCTCTGTTAGGGGCAAGGACGGACTCTCCACTATCTTTTATTGTATCAGTGAATTTATCCGATTGAATGAATGGAACAGAACCTACTTGAGTTACTAAAACAGGTAGATGACCTAATTTATGCTTTTTAGGTTCTATGACAAATTTATCATCAATAAAAGTATTGTATATTTCATCATCCCACCAGTCATAAACTGTAATCTTCTGCCCTCTTGTGGTAATCCCATACTCAGCCTCTATTTGTGAAGGGGTAGCTGTCCTATGATGGCAGACCCAGCTTACACCCTCATCTCCTATTTCAAAGTCTGTATTTAATATATCCCAAACAGCAATATCGGGTATTACATTTCCATTCTTTCCCGTTCTAATGTAAGCCCTGATAGCAAACCAACCCCTTATAGTTGCAAAGAAAGCCTCTTGCTCTTGAAGAGATGGCTGTAGAAACGATTGAAGCCTAGAGTCAATTAAATTGAATGAGCCAATAATAAACCTTTCAGCGTTGGACTTGGCTTTCCGTTCCTTTTCATTATCCACCGCAAGGGGAATACGAATTGTCCTTTCAGCACTGGATAAAAGGGAGATAACTTTATTAACTAAAGTTTTGGGTTCATTACGAGTAACACTTTCATACCCTATTCCTCTATTGTATGCCTCTAATCTATACAAGCCATAATCATTTTCAAAACGAGTTCTTAAATCGGTAAGGCGACTTTTACTTCCATCTATCGCTTTCTTCATATCTTTGATTGTTCTTAATCCCATAAATTACTCCTATCCAAAGTGCTGGATTGTAGCCATAATAGACGAGGGCACCGCAGTTGCAAATCCAAACCTGCTTACCAAACCATATACCCCAAACCGCATAGCATCCATTAGATGGTCGTTATATTTAACAGGGTCTTCCAGCACCGTGCCATTTTTATCAACTTTGCGCTGGTAACCCCGTATTTCCTTAATGAAATTGGCACTGTCTTTGGTTATATGCAGCTTGTGGCGACTACACAGGTCTATACCCATCTTTACATCCTTTTCGCCAGGGTATGCCGTGTAACCAGCCCGTGAAATCTCCTCTATCCTCTGTAATTCGTTCCTATCAGCATATATATCCCCTCTCTCTTCGTGAGATAATAACTCAATAAAATCCGAGTTCGTTATCTGGCTCTTATACAACCTCTCATCAAGGTAAATATCGTTATCAATTAAACAAACCTTAATAAATGCCGTAGGATTAACAAAACCAAAGTCTAACCCATAAGCCATTGCCTGATATTCAGAGGGTAAACTATCAACTATATCGTAATCCCTATAAATCAGGTGCTCTAGCTTGCCCCATTCACCTAGAACGTATACCCGATAGTAATTATCGTCTTTATCTATCTTGCTGAGAAGCCCATTTTTATAATCTTCGCTTAAAAATGGATTATCTTTATATGTGGAATGAATAACCTCAACATCATCTTCTTGTATTAACCGCTTGGCTACCCAGTTGTTTTCATCTATGGGATTAAGACTAAGGAAAATCTGGTTGCGCTCCCCTCTCTCTGGCTCAGATAACCTCAACCATAGCGTGAAGTAGTCCTCATAAGTAAACTCGTTACCCTCCTCCATCCATACATAATTGAAACCAGCACTCCTTAACTTACCAGCTTCATCCATCCCGAAAAACTCTATCTGGTTTGACCCGTGATTATAAGTGTGATAGGTCTTGTTATGCTGAGATTCTCGATATATACCATAATCCTTGAGCAACCCTATAACTAAATCATAAGCTGTTCTTCGTAAAGCAGGAAAGGTCTTGCAGGTTATGCCAATCTTCTTTCTCTCTTCATTGATTAGCTTGTAAATTATGTACTGCGCTATGGAATACGACTTTGAACTCCTCGCCCCCCCTACATTTATTACCGTCTTGGCTTTTGAATTCGCAGTCTTATCATATACAGGCGTTACTTTCTTTATCTTTTCTTCCATAACTTAACATAATAAAAGGTAAATTTAGGGAATTCTCTATATGCGTTTATCTGATGTAATGTCTAGTTCTAAAAAGGGGGGAAGGGGGGTAATATGAAGTAATGTAAAGTCAAATCAATCTATTAACTACAAGCCAGCTCTACAATGCCTCTGACCAGCCCTACAATCCAAATCTAAGGGTTTAATATCGTTCCGAGTAGTATTCTCTATCCGTTACAGTGTATGTTCGTAATCGCATCATTCGCACTATAGCTATTATGTTCGGGTTATTGTCAAGCTCTCGGGAAACAGGCTTGGTATTGTCGCTTAACTTCTTCGGGGGACACTCGCTCCTTACTAACTGGGTATAACATTGCCGTCTGCGTCTGCCACAGCAACACCAGCCCTATCATACCAAGGAGCATCTTTACTGGGTCTAACAATAGGTCTAACAAACCTACTATTTAGCTTCAAACTAGCCCGTCTCTTGCGCATATACCGCTTTTGGTAGTCCTTCTTAGCCTGTCCCTTGAGCATCCTCTTCCCCTTTGGGCTTGGTCAGCTCGTAGGTTATTGTTACATTGGTTCCCTGAATATCTACGGTGTCTGTTACCTTGCCCTCACACCGGTTAAGAAGCTCCCTTAATACCTGCGGGTCACGGAGTGCATTCTTGAGCATAGCTTCAATTATCAGCTCCCGCCATGTCTTATCTTTACCCTGTGGGATAACATCTAATTGCTCTTTCAACAACGATGTTAGGCGAGCTTCCTTCTTAATACCTCCCGCAGGATTGCCCGACTGACCAGGCTTCCATTGGTGCAGTTTATCTCCAAAGCGCAAAAGAGGAGATTGCGCTTGAGATTGCAAGACAGTCTTATCACCCTGCGCCTCTTTACCTATTGCGTTATTAACTTCTTCCATAATCTCTCCAAAGACTGGGGCAGGGCTTACAGGATAATCGCATTCCATTCCCTATCCTTGCCTAATACCGGTGGGTTTGCGGTCGCCCTAGCCAGCAACAAAGATAGCCCACCAGCTCCCACCCTGCTAACTGCACAGCTTCATTGCCCCCTAAAGGACTCAGTAGGATTTACCTAGTGGGCTATAAATAAAAATACCTAGCATTAAGCTAGGCAAATTAAAAATGGGCATAGTTACACCCAACGAAGTCAAGCTTAACACGTTACCGTGTAATTTGTCAAGTAATAGATAGACTAGAGAATGGCTGTAATAACGAGATTGAGCGAGCTTGTAAAGGTAAGAACTGGCTCTAAATGCCCGTCAATGGTTAACCAAGACTTTGACGAGTCAGTAGGAGTATGTTAAAGTGAGTATAGATAAGTAAAGCACCTTAACAAAGAGGAGGTAAGAAATGAACACTACAAAGGAAGACACAAGGGCAAAAGACCAAGCAAGAGCACAGCTTGACTCGATTGTAGCAATGGTGAAAAGATTGGAGCACTGCCAAGATTGTGATGGTAAGGATTGCGGATTGTCAGACGAGGAGATTTTCGAGGGGATAAACCTATACTACAAAGATGGGGATAAGGCGACTGATGAAGAACGGGAGGAATACCATAATGAGGATGAGGCTAGACAGACAATAGAGGAAGACCCCCTTTCAGTCCAAGTGCGGTCAGGATGGGCTAATTCACCAGAAGAGATGGAGGCTGAGGAATATGAAGTCCTGTTATGCACTGGGGGTCCGGCGTGTAGAATTGTCGGACAACTTACCGAACATCAAGAGCCAGACACAGCAAGAATTGAGCATCAAGACTGGTTCACCCCTTGGGCAGAATATCTTCCCACGACACAAGCCGAGAGGGAAGCCTTGCTCACTTACGCTAGGCAATTTTACTTCGGGAGATAAAGCCGAAACTGGGAGCTAACCACTCCCGGTCTATGAGTAAAGGCTCATACTGATGAGGCAAAGCACCTTAACAACTGAATGCTGGGTTA